AACCTTGGAGAGTGGTATCACAATGCCTATAATATGGGAGAGGTGCACTCTGACTCTTATAGGGCAACTAGAAGAGAACTGGATCCAGACTACATCAATAATAATTATAGATTGAAACCAGGTGTTCATGAACCATATGCTAACTACGGAAACTGGCATATGATGACAGTGGGACAAAGTTCTAGTAAACAGACCATGTGGGCTGATCTAAGAACAGGACAGGTTTTCCACGCTCAGAACCCATCAATTGGTAACTCTGGTTCTGCCTCCAGTATTGGAACTGGTACTTCCAATGGCGGTATGAGAAGACTCCGTAACTCTCATTATTAAATAAAGGAGAACAAGTAGAAAAATGCCTACCATAACACTAGGAAAAGTTAAATTTATACATCGAGGTGCTTACAATGCTTCGACTGTGTATAGTAAGGGAGACATTGTAGACTTTGACAATAGGATGTATATTTTTCAGAATGATACACCTAAAAATCATGCTCCAATATTTCTTAATACTATAAATGGAACTGTACCAAGTTTAGGAATACAGACTAATAAAATCCGTATGGATTTTAGTGGATTCAATCCAGTAACTCAGAAGTGGGGATTAGTAACTTCGCACCAAAGATATAGTGGTGCTGATGGTACTATGCCAGGTGTTTACTCTGAGAGTGGAGAGGAATGGGCACCACCTACTGGTCTTATGGTTTACAGTGAACACTTTGATCCTTATGTAGGTATTACATCGGTTAATGTAGTAGATTCAAACACAGCAGATTTATATTTAAACCAAGTTGGTCTTAATACATCAAGTGTATCTAATGCACCATTTACATTAGGACCACGTAGAATGTGTGGAATGTATGAGCATTCTGTTAACTGGTTAGACTGGGATATATTATCTGAGGGTTATAATCCTGTAGGAGAATGGAATGATGATATTGTTTATCTTCCAGGCGATATAGTACAAAGAAATAATTCATCATATATTTGTGGTGTAGGACATTCAGACGTAGATCCAATGTTTGATTTTCCTGGTTGTTGGAGAATTTTCTCTCAAGGAGATGATCTTCAACCACATCAGAGAGTAATTGGATTTACTAATAAGCAACCATGGAAATGGAAAGGGCATCCTTGGATAGATCTTCCTCAGTGGGGAACAAATAATAGATGGAATGGTAATATTCCTTGGAATACAAGTTTAGGTATAGGTTCTACCTCTCCACACGCATGGAGATGGAATGCAGGTAATAACGAAGGTCATATGTCCTATCGTAAATCAAACCAGTTCATTGTTGGTAGTGGGCAGTTAGTTGCAGAGGGTGGAACACCAAACGAATACTATACTCAGGGTTATAGTACAACTCATACTATGGTAAGAGAGGCAGATATTTCAAATGCTATGAATGCTAAGAATGGTATGCAACCTGACATAGGAAACTTACCAAGACATAGAACTGATCATGATCCAAACATCATACAAGCATATCATAGTTGGACTTCTATGAGGGCAAACCTTCATAGTAATGGAACTCTAACCATGTCTGGACTATATGGTAATGGTTATCTAGGTGGAGGTGGTGGAAATGACCTTGGCACTGATCAAGGTATTAATATTCATAAAGCTTACTTTAAAGGAAGAAGTATTGTAAAAGTAGTATCTGGTGGTCATCAAGCAAGAGATAGTGATTCTCATATTGTTGCTTTAGATGAGTATGGAGAAGTTCATACTTGGGGTAGAAACGATACTGGTCAGTGTGGTATTTCTTCTGATAGAAGTGGTGGATTTAGAGATTCATCTCCAGATATTCATTACTTCTCTGCGGGAAGTATGGGTGTGAACAATCGAGTATATCTGGTTCATTCGATGAACAAGGATCTTTTCTTTGGAGGAAGAAAGATTGTTGACATCTGGGCAGGTCATAGATGGACTATGTGTATGGATGAGGAGGGAGAACTATGGTCTTGGGGTTATAATACTAGAGGTAATCTTGGTTATCCTACAAATAGTGGATTTGGAGATTCTGATAGATCGTATCAACCTCAGAAAATTAACATTAACTGGAATAGTTACGGAGGAATTCAAAAAGTTGTTGTTTCTTGTGGAGAAGCAAACACTGATAGTACCTATATTTTAGACGGACAAGGACATATCTGGAGTCAAGGATACAATGGATATGGACAGTTAGGATCAAATAACACATCCACAGGTAATAACAGTAGTTCTTTAGTAAGAAGAACAAGTTTGGCTGGTGCAGGAAGTATTGTTAACTTCTGGGCTGACCAGTGCAACAGTTACGGACACTTATGGTGGAGAAGAAGTAATGGAGACAACTATGGTGTTGGTTATGATGGACACTACAATATAACTGGAGATAGCAGTTCTCCTGGTTCTAACACTGGACTTAGTAACATAACTTATATGCCATCTAATAGCAGTAACCAGAGTTTAAAAAATTGTGTTGCTATGGTTGCTTCTGGAAGAGCAGGTGGTATTACTCAATACTTCCTTACTGATAAAGGACACGTTTATGCAACTGGTTGGAATGGATATGGAGAAAGTGGTTGTGGACATAGTAGCACAGTTACAAATAACCAAATCAGATACCAACAGAACGGTCAAAGACAGTATGCATTAGGAAGACAATTACACGCTTCTTTCTATTCTGCAGGTGGATCTAACGCTGCTGATAACACATCAACTTCTAGTACATATAGTAAAGGTCCAGGTAACGCTGCTTTCGCATCAGGTGGTGCGACTTGTATTGACATCTGGGGAACTGGAGACTATGATGGTAGTTCAAGTCACACTCCTTGGTCAATGACTTTATTTGATAACGGAGAGTTAACAGGTAGAGGTCGTAACTATGACTGGGGTGCTGCAATTAATATGGGTCATATCTGGGGTTCAATTCATCATCATGGAGCAGGGTAATTAAAATGTCTATTTCAACAACATACCAAATTATATCTAAAAATGAAACTTATTCATTAAATTGGCCAACTGAATTACTCTTCGATGAAACTGCGGGTAATGAGGAACCAATCGTTGGAATTTTAACTCATACGAGTGAAATTGATTTGTTTGATGAAGAAGGAAACGTTACAGGTATTTCAACCATAACTGATGAGGATCAAGTAAGATCTTTACCAGAGGACTTTGAACCAGAATCAGCTGAAGTTTTCCTTTATTCAAGTCATTTAAGTTTAGTTACTGGTGTTAATACTACAACAGAATACTGGGCAATACATCCTAATTATACATATGACAAGATAGCAACTGCATTCTATGTGCCTGATGAAAATTCAGTTGATAGATATGATGGAGACTTAGAGCAGTTAGCAGCTATGTCTGAAGAACAATGGTGCAATCTTCAGTTTGAAGATGATGCTTCTTTACAAACAAAAATTGGTACTAATTATACATTTATGATTTTAGAACAGAATGATAGTTTGAGAGATAAATATTTGAGCACTTCTACATCTCCAAATAATACATTCTTAGTTGATCAATTGGGTTTAAAACCATTGACTACAGAAGAGCATAATTTATTACAATCAATGAGCGATCATACATTTGAAATAAATGTTGGAATCTCAACCGACCCCATCGATGATCCTAACGATCATAGTATTCCTACAACACCGTAGCAAACCCTAAAATGGATAAACTTAGACATTTCGCAAAAGACATGACCCTCGATTATGCAGGGGAGTGGAATAAAAGTAAAATCTACGATAAAAATGATGTCGTTAGGATAGGCGGTTCTACTTGGATTTGTACAACTGATAAGTATAGAGAAGATAATAGATTTGGTTGGAATTATAAACCAGAGCACGATAAAGAAGGGTGGGAACAATATACTAGTGGTTATATTTGGACTGGTCAGTGGATGGATAAAGGAGAATATTATCCTGGTGATATTATTAATTACAATGGAGAACAATATGCTTGTGTAAAACACGGTAGATTTATTCATCCAGTTTATGAAGGAACTACTCGTGGATCTAGTTTCTGGGAAAAAATTTCTGCTCAGTCAAATATACAGAAAGGAGATAGGTGCATAGGATTCTGGAATAGAAATCCTTTTGGGTGGAGACAAACTGTTGGAAATAGAGATGATTTTACTAACCATGGTTTTACTATGGGTGATGTTGATGAACCAGGTATGGATCAAGATGGTATATCCATAATTAATGGAGAATATGAGGCAACTCATGTAGGATACCATGATAACTATGGTTGGGGTGGTGCAGAATGGGGATATGGTGGACAGCAAATGCAAGCTGCTAGTTCAGTGTTTAATTTCTGGGATGAGTATGATGGTAATGCTCCTAGAGGTTCAGCATACACAAATAGCACATCTGCAGCACCATGGCAAAGACCTAGAATAATTCAAGCTGTTGGTGACACTTATCATCATTATATGTTCTTGTTTGATACTGGAGAAGTTTTCTGTGCAGGGTGGCAAGGTAGTGGAGAAAAGGGAGATGGTGGTACAAATAATAGGTATTACACAAAAAGAGTAGGTAGAACTAATAATAATGGTGGTGGTTTTGACTATAACCAACAAATACAAACATATCAGGGCAGTAAGTCCCAGAGGGGACAAGGATTGATGATTGATATTCAGGCAATCAAGATTGGTACAAGTAACGAAGGAGACTATGCTAATAACTCCAGTTCTACCATGGGTGCTTTAGATATTAATGGACAGATGTGGACTTGGGGATACAATGGACACTCTGGTTTAGGTAGAAACTTTAGATATAATAACAACTGGTACAATAGTTATGTTCCTTCAAAGATTCCACAACAGGTATTTGATAATCGTAAACTTAAAGACTTCTGGTTAGGTGGTGGTAACTATCAACACGGACATGCCTTGGATGAAGATGGAAATCTATGGGCTTGGGGATATAATGGTTATGGTGCTCTTGGTCTTGGAGATGATCAATACCAAGGTCAACCTAGAAAAGTTCCTTATGACTTTAACAAACACGGTGGAATTAAAAAGTTTGTTAAAGCAGGATACAACAGTTATAACGTAACTTATGTTCTAACACATGATGGTGTTATGCATATATGTGGTTACATTCCGTGGGTTGGAGAAAACTTCTATCGTTCTGGTGCAAATAATGGTAATGATTATTGGTCTGGTGGTAAAACTTTCTCTCCAATGCAACAAGTTTTCTGGGGTGCAGGAAAGGCACTTGAGGTAAGTGGTTCTGGTTTGAAACAATTGTGGAGTATGACGGAATTATATAATGATGTGGAAGATTTCTGGGTAAATGCTGACCAAGGTGCAAATAGTTGTGTTCTAAAACAAAAATCAACTGGAATGTTATATGGTGTAGGTAATCAACAGAACTATACTTTTGGTACATATGATGCCTTTGCTGCTACAAACCCTGATTTTGGCGACAATCATATGTCAAATATTGAGGTATATTATCCAGTTCCTATGAATGTTACTGATAGTTCTGGAGAGGTTATAGATATGAAGAGATCTGGTAGTGGTAACACAGACTATAGACTTCGTGCATTCTTACTTAACACAGGTAGAATAACAACAGTTGGTAGTGGAGACTTTGAAGGTAGAGGTAGAGGTCCTCGTAACTCTTGGCCAATTCATTCAGACTCTATAGGTAAGTTCCCTTGGGAATTAGATGGTACAAATAACTATAACGGTTTAGAAATGAGATGTCATCAAAAAATGGCATGTATAAAGAGTAGTATTGTAAATGATGGATTCTCAATGATAGGACAAAACGATAAACTTTATCACGTTGGAGAGGGTAGTGGACTTGATGACACTAGAAGTGGAACACACGGAACATTCCCAACAAGAGTAGGTGGTGCTTAAATTACAAGGGGGATTGTAATTTAGTCAAACCTTTGCTATAATGATATATAATTCTATATTGCTGATTGAAGTGTATGCACTTTGCGAAGATTGCTTTAGATAATGGTGGTAGTATTCATCCTTTAATTATTCCTGCATCCATTACAAATGGAACAGGTCTGATGAATCCATCTGTTTATAATGATAATGGAAAGATTATTGTAAATTTAAGACACGTTAATTATACTTTCTACCACTCAGAGAAAAAGACTTTCCAACATCAATGGGGTCCTTTGACGTATGTGCATCCAGAAAATGATATGCACTTAAGGACAACAAATTATTATTTGGAGATGGATGATAATCTTGATATATCAAGATGGAATAAAATAGATACAACAAAATTAGATAAGGAACCTCTATGGGATTTTGTAGGTCTTGAGGATTCTAGAATATTTCGTTGGGAAGGAGATTTATATATTTCGGGAGTAAGAAGAGATACAACAGAGAATGGACAGGGCAGAATGGAACTTTCTAAAATAGAAGTTACTGAAGATGCTGTAAAAGAAGTTTCAAGAGTTCGTATTGATCCTCCAAAAGATCCAAATTCATATTGCGAAAAGAATTGGATGGCAATTACTGATATGCCATGGCACTATGTAAAATGGTCTAATCCGACAGAAGTTGTTAAGGTAGATCCTATTACAGGAAAATCAACGACTACACATCTAACTGATATGGTTAGTATTCCAAGAGATGTTAGAGGAGGATCTCATGTTATTCCAATGGACTTTGGACAAGCAGGGGATGAAAACTATCATTTTGCATTAACTCACGAAGTTGATTTGTTTGACAGCGAAGTTGGAAGAAAAGATGGACTTTATAAGCATAGATTTTTAGTCTGGAATAAAGCATGGCAATGCTGTGCATTTTCTAGAGATTTTTCTTTTATGGATGCACATGTTGAATTCTGTACTGGTATGTGTTACTATAAAGGAGATTTATTAATGACCTTTGGATTCCAAGATAATGCTGCGTATCTATTACGAGTCTCTCCTAAAGTTGTAGAAGATTTTATATACGGAAAGTACGATGAAAAGAACTGATATTATTCAATCCTTAATTGATAAGGTAGGTGCTGAGAACTATCTTGAAGTGGGTGTTTCAGCAGGAGAAAATTTTAGAGATATTAAATGTAAAAATAAAGTAGGTGTTGATCCAGAACCATCTACTCCTGCAACTATTCATATTGATTCTGATAGTTTTTTTAGAGATAATAAAAGAACTTTTGATGTAATATTCATTGATGGATTACATCATGCAGATCAAGTTTATAGAGATATCAATAATTCATTAGCAATTTTAAATGATAAAGGATTTATTGTATGCCACGATATGAATCCTCAACTGGAAGAGCATCAAACTCTCCCATATCGAGGAGGTATTTGGAATGGAGATTGTTGGAAAGCATATGTACGATTAAGGCAAGAGAGAGAAGATCTTGCTATGTGTGTTGTTGACGCTGATTATGGTTGTGGTATTATAGCAAAAGGTTATCAAGAAAAACTTGATAAGATAGATGATTTAAACTTTAATACTTTTTCTCAGAAAAGAAAAGAATGGTTAAATCTAATTTCACCAGAACAATTTTTATCTAAGATAGTGGTAGCAAATTCTAACGAAGTTGAATATGATAAGAAGTATCTTACTCATTTACTTCATCAGTATATTCAAGACCCAGACGACGCAGAAATAAATTATTATCTTGCGATGTTTTATTGGGATATAGGACAGACAGCAGCTTGTATGTCTTATTGCCTAAGAACGGTTGAAAGAAGTGAAAGTAAATTACTACAATATGAATGCTTGATTCGTGCTGCGATGTGCTATGAAAAACAAGGAACAAGAAAGTTCACTGTTAAAGGATTAATTCAAAATGCGATGATTGTAATGCCAAGTCGTCCAGAAGCACATTTTCTTCTTGCAAGACATTATGAACATCATAATCAAAGCGATGACGGTGCTTGGAAAGATTGTTATCAAACTGCCTGTATAGCAGAAGCATTTTGCGAAAGAGATCCAGAACCACTTCGTACACAAGTTGATTATCCAGGATATTATGGTATTCTTTTTGAGAAAGCAATATCATCTTGGTGGTGTGGTCTCTGCGATGAGGCTAGAGATATGCTTCAAGATCTTCTTGACAACTATGATCTTAACGAAACTTACAGAGCAGCAGTTATCGACAATCTTAAGAGATTGACTAAAGATAATAATGTAGGTTTACCTAAGTTGAATTGGTATAATAAAAAAGATCATAAAAAACTTAGACATAATTTTAGAAACTCTAAAAATATAGAAAAGAACTATGCGGAATCTTATCAAGACATGTTTGTTCTTTCTATGTTAAATGGTAAAAAGAACGGAACATACCTTGAAATTGGTGCAGGTAATTCTTTCTATGGAAACAATACTGCATTGATGGAAGTTAATTATGATTGGAAAGGTGTTGCGATTGATATTGATGAGAATTTTGTCAATGCACATAATAGTGAAAGGAAACATAACTGTGTTCTAAAAGATGCTCTTAAAATAAATTATGAGAGATTTCTATTAGGATTAGATATGCCAAATGACATTGATTATTTGCAGTTAGATTGCGATCCTCCAGAGGTAACTTATAAAATTCTTCTCAATATGCCATTTGAAACTCATAGGTTTGCTGTTATAACTTATGAACACGATTACTATTGCGATGAAACTAAATCTTTTAGAAATAAGTCTAGAAAATACCTTGAATCTTTTGGTTATAAATTAGTTGTAGATAATATATCTCCAGATGATGAAAGACCTTATGAAGATTGGTGGGTTCATCCAGATTTAGTTGATCAAAAGATCATAGATAAAATGCTTTGCGTTGACGGTAAAACTAAAAAAGCTGAAAAATACATGTTCAATTCTTTATAAAATTATGTCGATACCAGTTATTGGAGTTCCTGTTACTAATAGTACTTTTTGGGTAAGTCGTTTGCTAACTAGCATTGATTATCCTGTTGATGAAGTCTTTATTGTTAATAACAATGGTAGGGGAGAACTTGATGAAGATCTTGCAAAGTTGGCAAGTTTAAAGTATAAGTATATTAAAAAGGTAAAAGTTGCGAATTTACCTGGTAATCTTGGAGTCTCAGGTGCTTGGAATTTAATTATCAAGTGTTATGTTATGGCACCATATTGGATCATATGTAATGATGATGTTTCTTTTTGTCCAGGATTCTTAGAAGAAATGATTAACACCGCCAATTCAGATCCAATGATTGGAATGGTGCACGGAAACAAAGGAGATTATGGTGTAGGTAGTTGGGATTTATTTCTTATAAGAGAAAGTATTGTTAGACAATTTGGTTTGTTTGATGAAAATTTATATCCTGCATATTGCGAAGATGCTGATATGATTATGCGTTTCATACATCGTCCTATCAAAAAAGTAATAGAATTAGAAAGTCAGTATTATCATGGATTTGGAAAGAAAGATGAGTACTATACTCATGGAAGTCAAACCAAAAAGACTGAACCAGAGTTGGCAGAGAAACTTGAAAGATCCAATGTATTGAATATTGATTACTTAACTGAAAAATGGGGTGCAAATTGGAGAGTTCAAGGACCAACTTACTTACCGTGGGAAGGAGATTCAATGGAAACTAATCCAAACGGAGATGCGAGAAGAGTTTCAAGCACAACTTTTGATTTAGATTTTATACGTAGTAAACATTTAGGGTTCTAATGCTAAGTGATAGTTTTCTTACAGTTAATCCAAATTATAGAAAACATCAACGAGTAATTATAGTTGATAATTTCTATAAAGATCCTGATCAGGTCAGGAAGTTTGCTCTGGAACAAGATTTTTATGACGATGAAGGTTACATCGGAAGAAGAACTCGCAAACAGTTTTTCATACCAGGTTTAAAAGAAGCATTTGAAGATCTATTAGGAACCAAAATTACCAAATGGGAAGAGCATGGAATGAATGCTAGGTTCCAACATAATTGGGCAGGAGAAAAATTAGTTTATCATTGCGATGAACAAACTTGGGCAGGTATGATATACTTGACACCAGATGCTCCTCCTGAGTGTGGAACATCTATGTTTAGACATAGAGCAACTAAGGTTCATCATAATACCATGATTGATTGGGAATCTGGACAAGGTAACGAAGTATTTCCAGGTAGAACTTTCTTAGACAAAACACCATATGAAGTCGTTGATGTTGCAGGAAATGTATATAATAGACTAGTTCTTTTCAGTGGTGGAAACATACACGCTGCTTCAGAATACTTTGGCGATTGTTTAGAGAATTGTAGATTGTGGCAAATGTTCTTCTTTGATTAAGAAGAGAACCTTAAGTAAATAAATATAATTTTAGGATCAAAGATGAACGTAGCAGTTTTTTCCAAACCAGATTGTCCTTATTGCGATAAAGTAAAAAAAATATTTAAGTTGACAAATATCAACTGTGCGGTATATAATTTAGATGAACACTTTAACAGAGATGCTTTTGTATCAGAATTTGGAGAAGGTTCTACCTTTCCTCAAGTCGTAGTCGATGGTCGAAAGATAGGAGGTTGTAATGACACTGTTAAATTTTTAAGGGAGAAGAAAATCGTTTAATGAATCAATTAAAATCAAATAACGACCTTGAAATAAATCGTGGTTTTGAATTCCTAATAAGAAATAAACAAAAACGACATAAACCAATACATATTATTTTTAAAAGAGTTGGTTCTTTCTTCAAAAGAGAAATAAACCTCTATTTTGAATTTTCTTTATCCGTAAAGAAACATAAACTAAATAAACAAAATACCTTAAAGGAGGTGCGTAAATGAATTTGAGCACTATCGATATAATACTTATATCAGTATTACCAATATCATTTGTACTTTTTTCATTGGGATCTATAGTAGGTTGGCTAGTAAGAGATTATATGCTAAACTATCAGGAGATACCAAAACCACATCCTGAGATGTTTGATATGAATGGGAATTTGGTTCCCGACGAGGTAATTGCATTTAACTTTGAAAATTATGACAACAACGAAACCGAAGAAGACGACTAGAAAGACAACAAAAGCAGCTCCTATTCCAGATCTCCCAGTAAATCCATTTTTATTTGAGGTTCTTGATGTTGTTGTAGCACAAAAAACAAAAGCAAGAAAGATTGAAGCATTAAGAAAATTTGGAGACAATGCTCTGAAGACTATCTTCATTTGGAATTTTGATGAAACTGTAATATCCACACTGCCACCAGGCGATGTTCCATATGCTGCTGTAGATGAGCAGGATTCTTTTAGTGGAACTCTAAGCGAAAAGATTCGCGATGCTGTTGATAAGATGGGAGAGTTAGGAACTAGGTCTTTAGGATCTCAAGATCAAGGAAGATCATCTATAAGAGCAGAGTTCAAAAGATTCTATAACTTTGTTAAAGGTGGTAACGATTCTCTCAGTTCTCTTCGTAAAGAGACTATGTTTATTAACATCCTTCAAGGATTGCATCCACTGGAGGCAGAGATTGTAGTTCTAACAAAAGACAAAAAGTTACAAACTAAGTATAAATTGACCAAAGAGATTATTGCTGAAGCATACCCAGATATTAAATGGGGAAATCGTTCTTAACTGAAATTTTTTTATTATGGCAGAGAAAGAAACTAAAACAGACTTAAAAAAACCCGCTAAAAAAGTAACGAAAAAACCAGAAGTAAAACAAAACTGGTCTTCTAATGAAAAGCAAACATCGAAAGATGTTTATGGTTGTGAAATTTTAGTGGACAATGGCACTATGGAAGAGGTGTCAAAAACAGAATACCCTAATGATGCCTTTATAGTAAAGTATCATGTTGATGATAAAGTTTGTCTTGACCTAACAAGAGGTAGTCGTACTGCATTATTTGATATGTACTATGATAAGTTCAAGAAAGAATTAAAGGAAATAAATTGGGGTAAAGGAACTATTAGTCCTAAGATATGGGGATACAAAAGTCCTCAATCAAAAAAGAAGAAGTAAACCTAAATACAGTAGTATCAAAATTTACATGAGGAATCAACTAATCAAAGCACTTCTAGCACATGCACAAGGAGATATCCAAAAGCACGTAGCAAATGTTGAAGTATACTTATCTAATCCTGTAGGAATTGGAGAGCACTCTAATATTGTAGAGGCAATCGAAGAGGAACTTAATATGATTGCTAAGTATGAAGATCAAGTTGAAGTTATTAAAAAGTATTTTAAAAATGAAGGGCAAAACCAAAATTGACTTTTATTTACCAAAATAGTCGAAAAAAATTCCCGCCAAAATTTTGAACTCTAAAGATTTTATAAAATTGTAACAGAAGTTACACTATTACTTGACTATATACTGTACATGTGTTAGTATTCTAACATACGTTCATCTTATGGGCATTTTTCTATCATTTCTACTCGCTAACCACGAACCAGTCCATTGGACTATTAAGTGTAATGGGTGGAAGGAACTGTCTTCAGAGGTTCGACAAGATCAATATCTTGATGAACAATCAAAGTCAGATCTGTTAAACTACTTTAAAACTAAAGTAGAAGAAGAATGCGATTTTGAACCATAAGACGCAAGTAAGCCGACACGGAACGGGT